CGAATTTATGTATTCTGAACCAAGTGACAACTGTTTACAGTTGGACCAAACGACTCATCTGAGTCGGTCTACTCATCTGAGTCGGTCTGGGGCCTGGAATCTTTGGGTGACGATCGGGTCACCGAAAACCTTTGTTGATTTTTATAATTTCTATTGTTAAATGAAACTCGATATCCGAAGTCCAAAGGTTTTCACGCCAGCCATACTCTTTGCAATTATTGCATCGGGTACTCTGATGTTCCTGCATCTCACAAATTCCCATGTATTTAACAAGGGTCTCATAATAAACGCATTGATTTTCACCATCACGTACTATCTGGTGATTCGCTTCTTCACCAACGTCAAGTCCATGACAACTGCTGACATACTGGTTCCCCTGTGCTTGTTTGTATTGTTGATGCCCGGTGTGGTTCTCACTCTGCCCCCTGGATCCAAGGGTTTACTCTTTTCAGGACAGACGAGCACCAGTGCCGTTGCTGTTCACACGGTTGTTTACGCTGTTCTTTATGCGTTCATCAGAAGTTCATTCCCCAGTTACTATTAGATGAAGTACCTCATTCTGGGGAGTGGTGGAATGATTGCTTATAAATTTATAGGGGTTTTGAAATATCTCAAAGAGAGTGAAAGTCTCAATGACCTTGAGGAAATTTCAGGAGCGTCATCTGGTGCAATATTGGCTGCATTTTATGTATTGTTCAAAGGTGACGTTGAAAAAATGCTAAACATCATGCTTGAAATGGATGTCAAGAATTATGCAAAGAAGAATATAAAAAACTTTTTGAAAAAGTATGGTCTCATCGATAGTTTAAATATAAAGAAAATGGTGGATGAATGTGGACTCAAAGATGTAACCTTCAGGGAACTTTATGAAATCAATCCAATCAAACTGCACATCCCTACATTTGACATTGAAAATAACCGAACTGTGTACCTCTCCGTCGATAATAACCCTGATATGGATGTGAGTACAGCCATTATGTATTCGGTTTCGGTTCCTATATTATTCACACCGGTTGAAGGGCGTTTCGTTGATGGAAGCACAGCCGAGTGGTCACCAGGTGCTCCATTTTTGGGCAAAAATGACGTATTTGAGCTGCGTGCGGATATTTTCACAGCACCTAAAGAACACAAGTCACTTGTCGATTATCTCATCATCCTATTCAAGTGCATACTTTCAACAAGAATACGATATGATGATTTTAAGAGAATTGACTTGAGTGCCGACTTTGACATTTTTGACTTTTCAATGTCCCGTGAAATGCGAATCGATCTGTATAAAAGTGGGTACGCTCAGGTGGTTGGTATGTATTCCCATTGAAGTTCTTTACATATTTCTTTCCATATCAAGTCTTGTTTATAAAGTTTTTCTTTTGACTTCAAGAGAGGGAAGCAATGAAGAAAAGAATCTTCAGATAACAACTCGCAAAATTTATAAAGGATATATGAATAACTGAGAAAGTTTTTTCGATCTTCCGGTCTATGTTTATTGAACGGGGCTTGGATCATGTAAAACATGTGCCTCAATTTATCTTCGAGTTCCTTTGACATTGAAGGAGGTTTCACCCCACTCATGTAGCTGGTTATAAATGGAACATGATCATAATACTTGGTCAAGGAAAGTTTCTTTAAAGTGTCCCTGACGAGTGTATGAGTTATATTCTTCTTTTGAATCTTTCTTTTTTTAAACTCACTTGAAAGAGTTTCAAAAATTTCAGGTGGAACATTGGTAACTTCTCTGGCTTGAAACTGTGCTATCCATTCATTGAAATGATTTTCCTTCTTGTAAGAGTATTGAGTATTGGGTTCAGAATCCTGCTCCTCTTTGTAACTCCTCTCTCTTCCAGTATCATATGTAGCAAACCCACAATTTGTGCATATGATATCACTTGAATTTTCATCATAGAAGACGTTGCTCGAATCACACTGTTCACAGTTGATGTATGAAGAAGGCTTTTCGGTATCGACAACCGCACATATTCCACCCTCCTCGACTTGAGCCATGTACTGCTTAAAGATGTCATTCTTGTTTTTTGACTCTTCATAAATCATAACAAATGGAGCTGCCCTTGACATGTAATCGTACAACTCGTCACCTTTGAGTTCTTTGAGTCTTTTGTTATATAAGGCGATCATTATATATCAATATTATAATATCTTTAAATGAAAAAGTTTTTGTTTCAAATCATTTTGAAGCTATTAAAGCCCAACTTTTCAATACTTTCCATAAAAAAGTTGAAAAGAGCCAAATGTGGGTTTTGGTTGGAACCGGTGAAGGAAATTTCAGAACAGTGTATCGTCGAATACAAATACAACAGCAACATTCTGAAACATCTCAATCCAACCACGTGGCCTCCGGTTTTCAAAGGAAGATTACCCATAACCAAAGTGGTGTACCAGGGTGAAGATGTGACGGACCCGATTCTAAAATTTGCAGGTCCCCTAAAATCTGAGTTTAATCCATTTGGGTTGTTTAAAGTTTCAAAAAGACCCAAATTAAAATTTGGACCAAACTTGAGAGTTTCTTTGTATTGGTGTGATTTTGTAGAGGTTTCAACAATCGATACTGAAAAGTTATTCATTGGTCGCAGCCAGATAAAATTTAATATCCCCCAGATTTGAAACCGAATATTTGAATATAACCGGTGAATCATTGTCGTCATTTTGCATAATCTGAACAATTGGACAAAGCACTGTTGATTTTACAAACATTGAAATATACTTGAGACTAAAAAGTCCATTACATTCCGTGTCTACCATCTTGGGTTGATCCTCAATTCGTGTAATCTGGTTTGCAAAGTCACCTTCGCATGAAAATTCCACACACGTATCAAATCTTTTTATTCTCAAATCTGGTCCAATGGCGAGCATATCCCTTATGAGCTTCTGAAAATCAAAAGAGGGTATGGTGGTTGAATATTTAATATCAATATCTGGAACGTCTATAATCTCTTCATTCAAGTCTAAAAGTTTCAGATTGAATGTACTCAGTGATTTTTTATTGTCATTGCTTATCGTTATATTTAGATACTCGGAAGTATTTTCCATGACAATGACGTCATTGTTTCCTGTGGATTTTATAAGTTTATATGTGTTGGATACATTCATACCAAGAACCACCGGATGTTTACATTCATACTCTTCAAAATTTTCAGCTGGCATGAATACGTGAACGAGTGTCACTCGAGCAACATCAAAGGCGGTTAATTTTACACCGGAACTGTCGAAATAAATATTAACATCGTTGATAATCTCTTTAAGAACTTCAAACAGTGATTTGAATGCAGCTGCTTGGATACTCTTCAGTCTCATTATTTAAACTACATTGGTTTTCTTTAATTCGTCATACGCCTCTTTTGTCGACTTTTCAATTTTACTCTTTATACTTGAATTGATTGGAGGTGCAAGAGCCACCCCGTATGCATCGAGAGGAAACCCGTCACCCACCCCGTCGAACGGTTCATCGAAGTTTGCAAGTGCACCACACGAATAATTTCCTTCAAATGTACAAGGTACATTCATCTCTAACCACCGTATAACCTCCATACCAACGTGAACCGTACCCTGTGCTGTTATGAGAGTCGGGACTCGTTTCACGTCTGGGTGATCCTTAGGCAGTCCAAGTGTATTGACATTGTGCACATTTACAAGAGGCATGAGTATAGGATTGCTTTTAATAAATTCAATGGTTTGTCCACAATATTCGCAACGGTCACTCACTACAAGAAGTGCAGCCATTTTTGTATTGGGTGATATTAAAAATGAAAGCTCTTGCCGCAGCTATAATAATTTTTTTTGTGATACTTTTTTTCTTATACACGCAAAAGCCGCAGTCTCAGGTTGCCATCCAGGAACAATGGGACCGTTCCGATTTTCAGGCTGTTGACCCAACCATAATCCAAAATACAATTACACAGATACAGGAAACCGCACCGACATTGTATCCTGTAAATACAGTCTACTTTAACCAAACTGGAAGCGGCTACGAGGGAAGACTGATGTTTATGGATTCTGCAAACTACGCAGGTGTACAATATGACGTCACAGTTGACGAGTCTGGTAAACTGACAACCGCAAACAAGGGTATTCCTGCAGATTATATGAATCCATTCACTGGATTTGTGAATAAATTCAAGTTTGGTAACCTCAACACGAGTGATCCAACTCCTGATATGCAGGCAGTCTGGAACAATTATCTCGTAACTGCTTAAGAATGAAACTGGAGATTGTTTCAGCGGAGGATTTGGAGAGGATGAATTCCGAAAAGAGGGAACTCAAAAAGGAGGTTTTGATTCGCATACTCAATTCACTTTGTAAAAAGATTTCATTTGCATATTCACTCGGTAAAGATGAAATACTCGTTCAGATTCCTGAGATGATTTTTGGATACCCCACATATAAACTCTCTTTTGTAACATTGTACATGAACAGACAACTCCAGAATCTAGGGTACTCAACGAGTATAATGGGCACCGGACTCATCAACATTTCTTGGAAAGTTCATAAAACCAAGGAGATTGTGGTGAAAAAGAAAATCAAAACCATTCACGTCGAGGAATTGGATTCACTTGCAAATCTCAAAAAGACTGCGAATCAAATCAGGAAAAAATACATTTCCAAATAGTAAAAGATGGATTACATTAATCTGATGACGTGTGTTTTAACCAAAGCGATGGTTCCTGTGTTTGTTGACTACATATTCAAAATGTACAACAATCCAATGGATTTTATAGAAGCTGATAAACCTGGAACCCTCCCAAACCCTTCATTGGTGAATTTTCAACACGCTTTAAAGAAGGTGCAGAATTTATCAAGTGCCCAGATTCAAAATTTCATCAATGAGATTGAAAAGAAGTGCACATCCTTCACAAAGTACAAGGATTCGGTTTACATTGCATATGTAAAGCTGGTTTCAAATGCCATCAAGATGAAATCAGATGGTCGTAAGATTAACATCAAGCCACCAACCAATGAGCTTTTCATTCACCAGTGTCTCATACTTTGCGCGCACAACTTTTATGAGAACCCATACGTCATGAAGGAGGCGGATGAAACCAAAAAGGAGAAGGAGGTTCAAGAGAGAGTAAAGTTTTGCATATCAGAGGCGATAGCAGATTCGATTCCATTCTGTGATATAATAAGTGAGTTTATGACCGATTCTGGTGCAACTGACGAGACTGCAATTACCGAGATGATGAACCCAAGCGGTGAACCGGCTCCAGAAGAGACTACAAAAAATGATGTGAATACCGAGTCTCCAATAACCGAGTCTCCTTTTGAGAATGAAAAGAAGGTTATCGGGGGTGATGTCGAACTCTTTTCAGATGCTCCAGAGAAGCACCCAGATCAGGAAGAAAAACCTGAGCCTATTGTATAAATGGATAAATTCATGAGAAATCCCCTAAATGCCGCTCTCTTTGCAGCTGCAGTTACAGCCGCCGCAATCTACTTTACACTTCCTCAAAAGAATGAAAAGGAGAAGAAACCGGTGAAAAATTCCACCTATACCAAACCAGCACTTTTCGTGGGTGTACTCGTATACTTTATTGTTTATTATGGAAACGCTAAATTTGAAACAATCTCAAAGGAGCCCTTTTAAAGAAGTGCACCCCTTAATCAAAAATGGCCACCACGATCAAAGCGTTCAATGACATGATGGATCAGTTTCTCACCGAACTGAATCTGACGTTTCCAGAGAATAAAGCAGTTATAAAGTTTCAGGCTTCTTTCGAAGTCGTGAGAACCGCCACCCCAAGTAAAGTACTGGATGAGTTTATGAAGGCAATCAAGCCGTATCGAAACAAGATTATGCGCAAGGATCCTGATTTCATCACAGAGGATAGTGGAAATATTCCAGCTCTCAATGACATTGACATAGCTTCAATGTGGTCTCAGGCTTCCGATGGAACCAAGGATGCCATTTGGCAATATCTGCATACGCTCATTCTCTTTGGAACAACCATCAAGGCTTTTCCACCAGAGACTATGAGCATGATTGAGAGCATGGCGGCAAAATGTGCAGAGCAGATGCAATCAGGGGAGTCTTCTGAAGGTGACTTTAATATCATGGATCTCATGAAAACTCTTAACAATATAAAAAATTAGTATTATATTAAATGGATGAGCTATTCAAACCAGATAATTTGAAGAAATTTTGGCCAACCAAGAAACAGGAACCAAAAGAAAGGGTTCTCGCCACAATGCGTTTTGTAATTTATTTATCAATAATTCTCTTCATCATCAAACAGGATAAACGTATAATAATTCTCGGAATGGGTATACTTTTTGTTCTTTATATGATGTACTCAAATGGTATGGTTAAAAAGTATTCCGAAACATATCGAAGCGCAGGTGAACCAACTGCAACAGCAGACAATTTTATGGATAATACTTTGATGGCCAATTATCCAATGGGACCCAACACAGGAGTCCCATCAAACTCAGACGAGGAGTGGAAAAAGATACATCCATTCCTTGAGGGGTCTCATTGGTCACAGATGAATTTCTTCAAGATGCCAAACAACAACTTGAATGAGTTTACACGTGGTGCATATGAACCCATGTTTAAACCGACATGCAGGGATGATAACGAGGTGTGTGACCAAACGACGAGACCAGACTGGATACAATCTCGTGGCCCCGCAAGAACAAATAATGGATTATATTAAATGAACGAACAAGAAATTGCAAATAAAGACCTCCTTGGCCGTGTAGAGATTGAAAGCGACATGAGACCTGTAACCACAACAGGCTATCACAAAGGGTGGCAGGCTGAGTCTTTTGACTTTCCAAAGCTGTATGAAGTTTCACCAACCTTTCCTGTCATGTTGTACAATCCGGTGAGTTCATACACACTTGATAGAAATATACGTTTTGCTCAGAGATATGAAAAGTAAAATCTTTGTTCCTATTAATAGATAATGGATCCATGGTCCGTTGCTGCGATTGTAGGATTGGTATTTGCTGGTAACAAACTAAACTCTCAGGAAGATCCCATGGAGACTCGATGGGCGAAACAAACATCAAAGGTATCCACCAACCCCAGGGATCATGATCTTGATTACATGGATCAAAAGAATCAGACACCTGACATTGGACGCAGAATAGGTGATTTCCGTCTTCAGCCTAAAAATGAGGTGCCAAATCTCCAAGATACTGCACCTAATGTCCAGTTTCCTTTTGGTCAACCGGTGTACAATCTTTATGACCGTGAGAACATCTCCAACAAGATGAACAATCTGAATCCAGGAGGTGAACCGATCAACGTGGGTCGTGGTTTAGGTGTGTGCGCTGATGTCCCTGCAACCGGTGGGTTTCAACAATTCTTTCGAGTTCTCCCCAACAATCCAAATGAGGAGAGACTTATTGGTTTAAAGGGGAATACAGGTGGCCCATCCAATCCTGTGGTTAAGAATGGTGGTACGGTCATTGGAGATCTCACTCATTTTCCTAATAAACTCACCACATTCAGAACAGGTGGCCCGAGTGGGGAGGGACAGGGTGGGGTCATTCGAGGTCCGGAGGGTCGCCCCACATTCACATATACCCAACGCCCGACGAAACGTTCAGAGACTGGAAATCAGGTGTTTGAGGGTCCAGCCCAGTATAACGTGTTTCAACCATATGTCGATACCGGAATCAAGACTTTACCAAGAATTACCGATAATCGTTCAAAGGGGGATCGTGCGGGAAATGGTCAAAAGATGAATGTAAGAGGAGATCCACTCAGTGCAGTTGGTGAGGTTACAAATCTTCGCCGAGATTTACCAGGGGATCACCCCGGTGGACCCGGTCCTCTGAATGGTATGGTTCAACAGTATGTGCAGCCAATTTTCAATGATTTGAATGAACTGAAATCAACTCCAAACCCATACACCAAGACGTTGAACATCGGTCAAGAGGCTTTAAAGAATAATCCGTTTAAAATTAATTTAGGTTAATAGTATAAATGACTACTATATCCGGTGTCGATTATATAAAATCATCACCAGCTATGAATTATTCACCGATTCATCAGAGCCACTCGGTTCCAGCACCCACCACTTCAAACCCGATTCCTCAGAGCCACTCGGTTCCAGCACCCACCACTTCAAACCCGATTCATCAGAGCCACTCGGTTCCAGCACCCACCACTTCAAACCCGAGCCCTCCTCCATTTGACGAATCCAAAGTACAGGGGTACAATCTTGCCGATCCCAATTCGGTGGAGTACTCTTACTTTTTACCAGATGAGTCTCCTCAGCTGATACGTTCTCCAATGGCGACTGCTTCAACCATGGCGGCGGTGGCAGCCCCTCCACCACCGAGACTCATGTCACCCATGGCGGTGGCAGCCCCTCCACCACCTACAGTGGCTGCACCTCCACCATCCACCGCCCCTCCACCACCTACAGTGGCTGCACCTCCACCATCCACCGTCGCACCCACGGCAGTGGCTGCACCTCCACCCTCGAGACCCATGTCACCCTCGAGACCCATGTCACACTCGAGACTCATGTCACCAATGGGGTCCATGTCACCAATGGGGTCCATGACACCAATGAGAACTGCAGCTCCGATTTCATCACCTTCAATGAATCAGCCCCCATTTGCTCTACCTTCACAGGTTGGAAATACATTCAGAAATGTTTCAGCAAACTTGTTAAACCCGAGTTCGGTTATATGAAATTAAAGTAGTTTCACTTATTAAATAAGATGTCGGGAGGAATCACACAGCTTGTAGCAGTAGGTGTTCAGGATGCTTATCTATCAGGAACCCCAGAGATATCCTTCTTCAGATCTTCATACAAGAGATACACTCATTACGCTCAGAGTGTTGAACGTCAACTCATCCAGGGAACTCCCACTCAGAATGGCGTCTCTCTCCTCCGTTTCGAGAAGAAGGGTGATCTTCTGACCGATGTCTATCTGACTGCCAATGACCCAAATAACACCGCAAATGTGAATGTCAACTGGAACCAGATTATCTCCAAGATGGAGCTCATGATTGGTGGACAGATTATTGATACCCAGGATATGTCTTACATGTCCAACGTGGATCCAATTGTGAATTCAAAATCCTATAGCCAGCGTTACGTGGCTGCCAACGTCAACTCCAGTGTTTTCCTCCCACTCAAGTTTTTCTTCTGCAGAAACTGGCAGGATGCTCTGCCCCTTGTAGCTCTGCAATACCACGATGTGGAGATTCGCATCACGTGGGCAAATCCAAATTCTTGGGATCAGTACATTGCATGGGCCCGTTTCATCTATCTGGATAATGACGAGCGTGAATGGTTTGCAAAGAACAAGCACGATCTGCTCATCACCCAGGTGACTCGAGTTCCAGTGGCTCCAGTACAAAACTTTGAGTTTGCTCTGGCTCAACCAATCAAGTACATTGCATTCGAGTCCAACAACTACAACACCGTGTACAACTCGTATGCAACCAGCAACAGTGTGAGTCTTCCATTCACCAACTCTATAAATGGAGTGCAGGTTGGTATGGTTTCAAATGTTGTAGGGTACATCAGCAACGCATATATTACAGTTCCATATTCTGCAAATGATAGTTTACAGTTTTCTTATGCATCACAAGTGGTACCATCTCCAATCCCAATCAATACAATTGTAAACTTTTCACAGCCAACATTCACCGCCACATGCACGTGGTCCGGATCTGGCCCATATGTCGCAACATTGACTGCGGTGACTCCAGTGACACCAGTGACTCTTGCTCAGCTCAATTCAGCAATTGCGATATCAACTTCCGCAACCGCAGGTGGAGTTTCACTTCCAGGATGGACAGCTCTGGTGTACGGTACTGCTTCAGGTATCACATCTCTCCTTGGACAGGGTATAGTATACAATTACAACGCTGGCGCGGGAACCTTTAACGTATCTTTCAATGGTGGTTCAGCAACCGGCACCGGTGTGGCTGTCACTGTATCTCTGATTCCACCCAATGGGTACGTAGGGTCCATCCAATCTTCTCAGTTTACAACCGGGTCTGCATCAACCACTGCAACTCTCACCATGAATAGCAATGTCATTATGAATTCTACAATGGTTGGATACTCCATCCTGGTTCCATATGGCGCCGGATCAAACAACATCGGTCTTTTAAATGCAACCATAACATCGGTTGAGGTTTACGGACCAGCTTCAAATGTGGTGACTGTCGGTACAACCGTCGTGGGTATATCCTTCCCAAGCACCACCATAACAACTGCACCAACCGGGTCAGCAACCGCAACTTCTGCAACCTATATATCCTTCTTCAACCCTAATTTGAGCACCACTGCAGCAACCAACGTGGTTCCCCTGAGCAGTGGTTCA